TTAAGATTCCCAGAAACAGCTTCCCTCACAGATCTTACTGACGGAAGAAAAGCATACACAGCTCTCTGGTCACTTAGACTACTTGAAGCATATGAACAAGGATTTCTTACTAATGTTCAAGAATTGACTATAGAAGAAATGCAAGCGTTATTGCCTGTATATGAAGAAACAACTATATAAGTATAGTATAACTTATACCAATAAAAAAAAGCCTAGTAACTTAATACTAGGCTTTTTTTTTATTTAAGATGTTATATTAACGATAACCTAAGAGCCAGAGTCTTTTAATTTCAGGGAATGAAGTATCAAATCCGTTTGCTGTAAGTGATTGTTGTGTTGTCCCGGTAAGTACGGTAAAGAGTGATGAAGACTCGTCAGTAAACAATAGAGCCATTGTCTCACCGTTATAAGCACGATCTACTCTGAATGTAGTACCAGAGAATGCAGATAATGTTGCGAATGAACCTGTACCTGATGCGGGTGATACAGCAGAAGAGAGTAGAGTGTTAAACGCGATACCACGTACTCGTTTTGAGCTAAGTTCAGGTGTTGTTCCTGCTGTACCTACTGTTAATAGTTCTACTAGTTTATATTCACCAGAACTCGATAAAGACCAGCTTAAGTTAGCTGGGCTATCTCCAAATGCTGATAATGCCTGATTGTTAAATCCGATGACTGCCATATTAATATTTATTCTCTAAGGTTAGATTTTATCAAAAATTAAACTTATCGTTGATACTTTAAAAGTACTTCCTTTTTAGTGGATGTTGACTTATTAAAATGCGATACAGCAGCTGATGTACCTAAAACGACTCTACTTGCTAATTTAAAACTGCTATCCATGTTATCGTTTATAGCTTGTTCGTATGTATCATTGATAACTATCCCAACTCTCGTAACAGATGGTTTAATACTATTTACTAGCATTATACGTACAAAGTTATTGTAATCTTCAATATCCTTAAATCGCTTACCGTTGTAGCTCTCTACATTATAATAAGGAGGACACGTAAATACACAATCGTAGGTTTCCGGTGGTATAAATTTTGTACAGTCATGGTTATATAGAGTACACTTGTAATCAATAAACTTAGCTATATTAGTACTACCTTCAAACGTCTTACTCCACATATCATTATATATATAATTAATATCAGAAAGATAAGCACCTATTAACCTATGACCCCAACCTCCACATGGATCATATATACACGATACCTCCTCTTCTTGTGTATACTTCTTAAGCCATAGTGGAGAGAAGTGTGAATACCCGGTGTGTATACCTGAGATTTTAAATCCTCTTAAAATCTCACGATCCGTTAGTTTGTCTTTATGTAAATATTTTCTTCTATTCTTTATAAGCTTCTGTTGTATTATATTACTCTGCCACAATTCTCTCTCTACATCGAAGAAGTGTGGTTGAAACGTATGAACTAAACGATTCGCTCCTATACTACACGTATATCTTGCTTCGCGTAACTTATATAACTCTATCTCGTGTCTGCATTGATCGTGGGTATAAGCGTAAGTGAGATACTTACTATCTCGCAGCCACTTGTAAATAGTATTCAACGATACAACGCCCTCAAATAGCTCCGCACACTCCGCTACAGTATTTTTACTTGCATATTCAACTACAGCATCTATAAGATCCTTATTCTTCATATTTTGCTTGCTTAGATAGATTATCCTTCTCCCATAGAGGTTGATAATTTGTGTGATGACAAATCTCTTTAAGTAGGTCCATATTAGAAATTTCCTTAAGTATTGCAAGCGGTTTAATGTGATCTAGATGCCAGCAATGATCACCTCTACCATGATTATTCCAGTTCATGCCTTCTACAAATTGACTCTCTATGTGTACTCTGAACTCTTCTATTGAGCAACCAAGATATTTTATTGATGGATGGGTGAGAGATACATCAGAATATTTTACAGCTTGCCGTACATGTTCACGTATGTTACATCTTAACTTATATAGAGGATCCTCATTATACTTCTTTCTAAATACCCCCCTTTCTTTACCATCTAAATACCTACACTTCGCCTTTGTCTTATAATGTGCCATGTTATCGTGTCTGTGCTGTTTAACATTCTCATTAAGCTTTACACGTGCCTCAGCAGTCAGCCCTTCATACCACTCCTTCCACTTCTTTGGTGTTATACCCTGCGACTTACGGTATTCTCTATACTCTTTATTTCTCTGCTGTACCTCTGTATCGAGCTTTGTTTTTTGATGTCTTTCTTTACCTTTCTCTGAAATCTCCTGCTTTACCTTATTTGACGCGAGCCAATACCGTACATTCTCAGGCCAAACATTAAATCTTTCTTTCACTGTCCATGTACCATGCTCTTGCGCATAAGCAATAATCTCCTGCTTCTCAGTATCAGTATACTTCTTATTACGTCTAAACCCACTCATTATAATATTATTTATTCAAACCGAATATATTATCAACCTGATAAAAATAATAATTCTTTTATTACAAAAGTGAACCGCAGGGATCTTCGGTTCCCTGCGGTTCTTAGTTGTTTGTGATTCCCTTTAGAGATCAGCTAACTCGTTGTATATCAAAAATATACCGATTGATTAGCTGGGCTAAACGCAGTACCAAGACCCTGAACAATAACAACGTGGTAATAAAGATTAGCACCGAAGATATTATCAACGACACCATAACGTGTAAGCAAGCCTACACGTGGAGCGAAGTCATTCGGTCCGATTGTTCTCTGTACCATGATTGGAATGTATGGGCAGTAGATGATACCTGTATCATAGAATTCAGAACCCTTATACCCAAGAAGGGCATATTCGATACCAGCTGGAACTTGACCAGAATAGCCAAGATTACCATAGGTACCAGTGTTTTGAACTTCTGTACGTGTATCACGATATACTGTGAATCTTCCACCAACAGAGCCTACCTTGCCGATGCCAACTGGTTGAGTTGAAACGTCGCCTTGAACAGGTACCCACTGGAATTCAGGGAGCATTTCAAGGATCGCACAAACTCTTGGAGTTGCAACGATGAAGTTAGCAGCACCGCGTCTGTTACGGACAGCGATTCTGTTTGCTTCAATGATAAGCTTTTGATAGAAGTCTCTATTTCTCTCAACGAGCCAACGGCCGTCAGCAGAAGCAGGGGACCAGAATGAATAGTTACCACCGGTAAGGGCGGACTGAATCATTCTCATGATCATTTCACGGTCGATTTCAGCTTGAATCTCATACGACATAGCGTTTGTGATTTCAGCATCGATATCAATACCATTCATGTTCTTAAGGTCTTGCTCAAGTTCAACGGACCAGCGAGCGCCAAGTCTACGAGTACCAGCTTCAACAGCTGTCTTCTCAAACTTGACTTCAACTTGTGGAATGTTACCCGTAATTTCAAATGCGGATAAGATCTGGGCAACGCCACGATCTTGATCAGCAAAATCCCATACACCTGACTTACCAACTAGTGAAGATGAACTTGCACCTGTGAAACGGGTATCAAGGAATTGATAGCCTAATTCACCTGTTGGAGTGGAACCGGAGTTGTAACCAGCATAGGTACCGCCATTAGCGTTACCAGGATAGTTACCACCTGTACCTGTAGTAGCATTGCTACCATCGATACCGTTACCAAGGTTTTGGGATTGATACGCATAACGGAGTGCGAATGCAAGTCCTACTGGACCTGACATAGGCTGCACACCTACAATGTCGTTGGAGATTAACTCAGGGAATGTACGACGGATCATCGGGATAAGGATTTTCGGTAAGCGAGCATCCCCAGCAGCATAGCTGTCCTTCGAGTTTGGAGAGCTAGGAGTAAATCCTGCTTGCTGTCCACCACCGAAAACACCACTATTATTTGCTTCTTGTATACAGTATTGTTCTTGGTTCTCAAGAAGAATGGCTGTATTTAAGCGAGTTTGATCACTACCAATTGCCTTAATCGAATCGGATGAATAGTCAAGAACTGGCGCCCACTTTTCAAGTAAGGTGTCTGCTCTATTTCTATCTACGAATGATTGTGTCGGATTAATGTTTCTCATATTGTTTAATTTTCCTTTCAAAAATAACTCAGGTCAAGAGGACCTCATTGTTAAGGGTTAAAGATTCTTATATAATATTATTTATACCTTTGTAACTCAGAAAGGTATGGATTTCCTGAACTTTTTCCTTTTTGTTGTACCGTTTCTTTGATAATAGGTACATCTGCTTTAACATGCCTATCAACAAAGGCTTCTTCCTTGATAACGTTAATATGTTCTTTTTCCTTTTTCTCAAAAAGTCTGACTGTATAATCATAGTTTTCTTCGATAAAGGTTGGAGATTTATCACCTAATACACGTTTAATGTATTCTCTCTTTCTATCAGAGAGACCCGCAGACTTAGTTTCGAGTAATAGAGCAGATTTTGTCTTGCGATAGCTTTCTTTAATAAGAGTATTTTCTTTAGAAAGATCAGCAACTTGCTTTGTAAGTGTATCAATTTGATTCTTACCATCTACAACAGCGCCTTGAACCGATTCACTCATTAGAGCGGAATCAATTGCTAGGACTTTGCGTAGGTTGCTAAGAACTTCACGTGCTGTTCTATTTTTGGTAGCTTCGTTGATAGCTTCTGTCGGAATAGCTTCATCAAGAAATTCTTCTAAGTAATTAGAAATAGCTTCTGTAAGTGTAGACTTAAATTTCTTTGCTTCTGTTGTAATTTCACTTTCATACTTTTTAACAACTTTAACAAGCTTTCCAGCATTGTTCTTATCAACAGCCTCTACAACTCTCTTTAATTTAGTTGTATGATCCTTGTCAATAGCATTAATAAGCTGTTCAAGTTTCTTAGAATAAAGATCGTCCTGTTCAGTAAGAGCAGCTTCAACAGTTAATTGAAGTTTCTTACTGAAAGCACTCTCAATAACTTGTAGTGATTCTTCAGAGAGAATCTGCGTTGCTTCGTCGGGTAGTATATTCTTAACTTTCATATTAGAAGAGTGGTTCATTTAGGGATGCGCTAATTCTAGCTTGAAGTTTGGCTTCAATTACATCCTTTAAATATTTATTAGCTTGTGCGTAGTTTTTTGTGGAAATTGCAGTTATAAAGTTACTAATATTTTTAGACTCTGTAATTGGTTTTTTAGTATCAGACATTTCTTTAGACTTGGATGTCTTTTTTCCTTTAGCTTTTTTAATAGCTTTAGACCTTACACCTTTATACTCTTGGTCAGGTGCCTCTATCTCACCATCTTTATCGTAATCTTTTTTAGCTAGTTTATTTGCCATATTATTATTTATATAGATTGTATAAATTTTAAGATCTGTTCTCTAAGGAAAAACTCCACATCTTTACGTGGTAGTTTAGATATTGACCTTTCAAAGCTTTCATAGACTTCTTCGTACTTACCGTTTGTAGCTACAACCCATTGTTTAGATTCTAAAATGCCATTAACAAACGCTTTCGGAAATGAAGGATCAGCCACACAGTCAACAGCAACAAGTTTAAGATTTCTAACTGTATTGTGAGTTGATCCTTCTTCAAGTGTGCCTAGCGCTCTAGATGACATACCAACTTTTACACCATCATTGATAAGAGACTTAACAATAAGTCCACAAGGTGTAGAAAGTACCTTTGATTTACCGAAGAATACATTATTATCTTCATACATTTCTGTTACCATATGACAGGCGCGTTCTAGATCAACATCAGCAGTCGTTGGGTGATTAAGCTCTCCCATAGCTCTACCCGGTTTAATCATTTCCTCATTATAACGATGTACCTCTTGGCGTAATTCATCAATTGGATATAAACGCTTATTCTTATTAACACCTTCTGCCATCATATATGGACCCTTAATAAATAAGGTTGAAGGTGCATTTCTATTGCTTTCTTCGACAACATATTCAAATTGATCGTCAAGCGCCGGTTTTTCTACTAATAGATTGAGCTTTAATGCCATATCTATATTTATGCTAGTACTAATATAATCTATCAAATAAGGTGTTTTTCAGTAAGGATTAGAAAATCAAATCCTTTCTTTTTACAAAACTCCTTTGCTGCGTTCCACTTAGCTTGATTTACAACCCAAGCAGATTGTTCATAAATAAGGTGTTCTTTATTTTTATACTTCGTTTTAGGTGCTTGTGTCTGCTTAGAGGGTTTTATTTCAATTAGATAATGCTTTATAATGTTATCTTCTTTAATAGATACGAAGTTATCTACAAAGTATCTATGAACCCTACTATCTAAAGGACTTATATACGGTATAACAACATTTTCACTTCCCCATTTTATGACATTTGTATTATTATCACAAAAGCGCATGAATTTAAGTTCGAGTCCTGATCTATAGGTAGCTGTTGTACCTATAAATTTATCTTTATTATTAGGTGTAAATATACCTTGTCTGTATTTAGAACTCATTAAATTGTAAAGTCTTAACCTACAAAGAACATAGGTGGATCATTATCTCCTTGATTACCTTCCATCAATCGTAATTCTAAATCTTTCTTACGTTGTGTACCTTCACTTAAAAGATCTGAGTAATTAAGTGTACCGCCCCCTAATAAGCTAACTCCGGAGAACTTACCCCTTACATAGCTTAAGGTTATCATCGTTAGAGCGAGCGCATATTCATATACCCATTGCTCTTTAATTAGATCTCTTACTGGTCTTTCAAGCCAGCATGCAAGTACACCGTAAAATCTACTTGCGCCGGGTTGTGGATACATTTGTAGATATTGCGTTCTTTCATCAAATTTTATATCTCTCCTAGTAGCAAGTACTTTTTCACGTGTTTCCATCCATTCCTTCATCGTATACCACGAAACAAGATCGAATCCATAATTACCTAACGCGTAACTAAAGTATGTTTGCTGCGCTAAAGTTTGTTCAAGAGTAAACAGCGTATTAATACCTTGATTTGAACCCTCTTCAAACTCTACGACTGATATTACTTTTCTATAATCCATTGCATCGTAGTCAAAAACGTTTGAATATTCTGTTGCTGTAGCGTCTTGTGACTGAATTGATACAATCTTAGTTTGTGACTGTTTAAAGATGTTTACAAAATTATTATTAAATGCTGTTAGTTTTGCATAAAGTGATGCATCAACTGTTTCAAACTCTTCGAGACCTGTTGTAAATATGCCTGATAACTCTGTAGATGAGGTAAAGTAGGTACCATTTACAGAGGATGTTGAGATATATATTGATGAAGGTGTTTCAATAGTAAAGTCTGATCCGGTCCATTTCGGCTTATTGGATATTTTTTGTGCATCTGTTATACCTGCTTTTGATAGAGTGTATAAGTGATCGAGTCTAACTCCTTTGTTTTTTTCGTAGATTTGTGAATCAAATATTAAAAATTCCTTTGTATATCCTGCATATTTCGAGAAATATTCTATAGCAATTTGAATATTTTGAAATAGCTGATCTTGATGTATTTCAAGTGAAATTAACGGATAGCCAAGTGAACGCTTGATACGATCACCGAGGTCTCCAAATGTGTTTAAACGATTATTTAAATTAGTGGATTGAAACGCCGATACATTTAAAACTTCACAAGCTAATGACATACTATTATTTAATAAAGTTAAGCAGCTGGTGCCGTTGTTTCTGGAGCCGATGTCGCTTCACCGCCTGCTGGTTCTGCTGCTGCTGGTCCTCCTGTAAACGCAGGTGGCGGACCGCCAGGACCTACACCGGTACCACCGACAGATCCTCCCATACCACCTTCCATACCACCTTCCATACCTGTACCTGCGCCGAGATCCGCGGCGATAACTTGCTCTCTCCAGGCTGGACCTGCTGTTGTTATTTGTGCTAACTCCCATTGAAGTTCTGCATCCTTACGTAAAAACTCTCTATTAGCTAAAATATCCACATCCTTCCAGCCTAGATACTTTTTCTGAGCGTATGTCTTAGATACAAACTCACTGGATGTAACAGAATTATAACCTTCAACTTTAAGACTAAGTCGTTGACTTTCACGCATTTCGTAAAAGTTAGTTGGTACGTTAAATTTAATCTCTATTTGTGTTTCATTTAGTTCATACTTTTCCCACAAGCCTTTTAGTCGTAAATGCGTAACAAAAGCTTTTTCTATACCAGCAGCGAATCGTTGCTGTTGTCTGATTACAAACTTAGCAAATTTTAATTCTTCGCGTAATATTTCTGAACCATCTTTAAATCCATCTTGTGGATCTAATCGAGCCGCTGGAACCTTCAACGACCTATAAAGCTTTTTAATAAAGTACATTAAATCAGCTAATTCGCCAAGATTTTGACCGCCTTGAAGCTGACTTACCGAAGATCCTTCAGAACCTTGTCTCTTTGGAAACCAAAAAGCATCAAGCATGGATTGAGGGTTAAATTTCTTTACTACGTCTGCCTGATCTACATCAAATGTCTTACTTGACCAGTAGTTAGCAATAAGCTTCTTTAGATAAGCTTCCGCTTTCGGTGCAGGCATATTACCTACATCAACATTGAATACAAGACGTTCTGGTGCTCTTACTAATCTATAGATAACTATAGCATCTTCAATTAGAGAGAGTTGCCTATACGCACGCCGTGCATTTTCAAGAAATGGCATTATCATCGTCTTAGACTCATTCATAACACCAGAATTTACATAAAGTACTTGATTTTGATCAAGAGGTATATGCTCTATTTTTTCTTGTTTATTAGGATGATTTGGATCAAATACAGGCTTTCTGTATATATACCCCTTAACGATCATATTCTGAATGTTATTATAAACTGGATCAATAAGTTCGGATGGTAGGTTAATAATTCCAAGAATACCTTCATCAGTATAATCCTTATGAATAATAAGCTCAAAAAATACTTCACCTTCAACTAATAACTGCCGAAAATATTGCCAACCTTTATTTTTAAAGTCAAAATATTCTATAAATTTTTCAAATTCTTTATCTATATTGGCTTTATCTTTTACAGCTAAATCTGTATTTTTATAACTAATAATAACCTCACTACCATTCTCATCGGTGTTGATCATTTCATCACAAATTTCATCCAATGCGTCAGCTACATCAGAATACGCAGCCATAACTCTATAATCTCTTAGTCTAGGACCTTTATTCTCTTGAATATTAGCATACATCACTTGACCGAAGGATGTATCTTTACCCATAGATCCAATAGCTAAGTTATTAAATTCATTTGAACTAGATATTGAGTGTTTAGCAAGTACTTCTGAACGCTTTAGACCAGACTCGGCAAATGTTTTATATTTAGGGTTAAGATTATTATTTTCTGTATCTATAATATTTGAATATGGCAGCTTATTCTGAACATACGCCATTAAATCTCGTCCAAATGTAGATGTTCTACCATCATTTGAAGTGTAATTTCTATTTTGATTCGAAGTTGTATCAGCCATCTACGTATATTTATACAACACTAAGAGCATAGCCATTACTAGTACCTGCCCAACCAGCACTATTTGAAGTTATAAAGGTAAATGTACCTAATGTTGATAGTGTACTTACTGCAAGTGTTATCGTAGCTATATTATCACTTAAAACATTATACTGACTTTTATCTAATTCATAAGCACTTATAACTGGCGATTTAGCAGTTTTTATAGCTTTATAGTTAGAGTAAAAATCAGTAACATTACTACTCAGATAAAAGCTATTACTATATTTAAACCGTTTTCCATATATTAAAAAGTTATTTAATTTATTCTTCTTAATAGTTATAGGGTCTTTTATAATAGTTGTTGTATTGTTTGTTGTGTATAATAAATTTGTTATAGTAGGTACACCTGAGACGGTTACTGTTTCTGTAAAATCACTAGCCATATTAATAGAACTTAAAATATTAAAATTATCTAATGTTAATATTTTTTTATTAATATCAATATTATAAAAGTTGGAATCAACTTTATATATTATACCCACTTTGTCTGTTTCTCTAAACAACCAACCTTTGATTGTAAATGACGTATCAACGACCACTCTAAACTTATCAGCAAATGTTGTATCTGTTGGTGTTGTGTATGAAAGAGTTTCATTCCAAAGTACTTCAGATCGGATCTCTGTTGTATTAGCTAGTTTATAAGACTCGGGAAGCTGCCATGATAGAATTATATAAGGATTTGCGTATGGAACAAAATTAGATATAATTTGATCCATATCACTCATATACCGCGTCATTATGGACATGTTAACCACAATATTAATAGGTACTGGAGCAGGTACCTTAACAGCTTTTTGACCATACTCTTTTGACGTTAGGTATGTAGCTTCTATCTTACTAAATACACGTGAACTATCTCTCGATATAGAAGCAATATCAACAGCTACTACAGGTAGAGTTATGTTTTGCGCTTTATTTACGATATCATACATTACTCTCTGCTTTGGAGCAAAGACGTATCTTACTTCAATATTTTCTTGTGCATCGCGATTATTATTAAAGCGTGATATTACTGTATCGTCGAAGGCCGCAATAAATTGAGTTATTAAGTCTTTAACTTCCCAAAAATACGATCGATTATTCACATACGTATTTAGTCTACATAAATCTATCTAGGAAATATTTCGGAATCTTATGCTTATTCTTAACTACCATTTCAATAATAGCAGCATCAAGTACATACGTTTTACAGTAGTCTTTTTGTGAACGCACACCACGGCCACACGATTGTATAAATGAGCTCAACATCTTATTCGCATACCAGTTAAAATCTAGTTTCATTAACTTCTCTACCCTTCTATCTGTTGTAGGTAAGTATGGAGCTTTAATAACAATTTGAAACCTCGCAAGATCACCTTTTAAGTCAACTCCATGTGACATTGATGGTGACGCAATAATAGTAGGTTTGTCTGTATTATAATGTATATCTAAGATTTCTTCATTACGTACACCTGGTTCACGGTAAATAATACGACTATTATTGATATTTGTTTTGAGGTAGTTCGTTATAAAGTTGGTATGAGTATGAATAATACCTTTTTCATTTTTATGATGCTCGCAGATATCTTCAATAATTTTTACCAGTTTAGGTAAATTTACTTGTAAGTTATTATAGTTGAGTTTTGTTTTTGTAGCTACATAAATTGGAGCTTTTGATGCATCAAATGTAGATTCAGCTTCAATGTATTTATACTTGTCAATACCAAGCGATTTACAGAAGTTTACTGGATCTATAATAGTTGCTGACATTAAAACAATTTTATCTGCATAATCGAAAATACACTTTGATAGCTTATCAACCTTTAAAGGCATAAAATTAATACCTTTTGGCTGTCGTTCGAAAATATATTCACTGTCCTTCCATGTACTTAGTAATGTTTTAATCTTACCGTGTAAATTATTCAAGATAATCAATTCACTCTTTTGGTCGTTGAGAGCTATCGCAGTTATTTTTTTAGGTTTATTAATAATCTCACGTAGTTCATCAATTCGTTCATCAATATTACCGCAAAGATTTTCAAGCCACCTTCCTACTTTACCATAATCCTCATTATCTGGAAACGGTGAAATATGAATTTGTGATTTTTTAAGGAAGTCAAAATTAAGTTGACAAGAGAACTCCTTTACAAGTTGATCCTCAAGTTCTGATGCTTCATCGCAAATAATAAACTCCTTATTTTTAAGGTGAACAGGTAAAGAAAAGAACATATTATAGTTTAGTGTTGCAAATGTAGATATAAGCGCGCTATTTCTTGCTTTATAATACGGGCAACTATTTTGCGTCCAACAACTTTCCTTTAACTTATTTAGATGTAAACACGGTGCATATTCTGCGGTAAATTCTGTATCATATGTACATTGATAGTTTGATTTACCTTTTAACACATCTGTATCATTAAACAATTCTTTGTACTGGTCCTGCAATGCTTTAGTAATTGTCAACGCAAAGGTACCGAATGGTTGCTCTTCACTAACTTCATCTTCATATTGATAGCCTCCCAACGGCGTTCTTTTGTAGATTAAGTATGATTCGACTAGCTCCTTGAATCCTGCTGAGGGTGGTTTTGCCACGTTGCCTAGTGTCTTTGATACAAATGACTTACCTGAACCGGTAGGTGCACTACATACTACAAACTTATAACCTTCATCAAAAGCCTTATTAATATTACTAATTAATTTTACTTGTTGATCGCTTGGAGTAAAACTACTCGGAAACTTTTGTAAATATTCGCCTACCATATATTATATTATAATATAGTTCCCTTATAAAACAGGAACAATCCTTACAATATTGTCATACATTTTGTATGATGAACTATTTTTTTGCGATTTTAATTTACTTGTAATAGGCTGTAAATTATTTGTGAAAGAACTGATCTGATAATTTAATGAGCAGCTTACCCCGTCACTCGTTACAATAAAGGGATACGGCAATTCAAGGATTTTAATATCTTTTTTATCTGTTTCGATATGAAAACGAATGAAGTATTGCTTTATTGTAAATAATTGTAACTTACCTACCTTAAGAACCTTATTTTCACATTTAAACGCTACTTTAGATTGTAAGAATCTTTGAAAAATTTTATTATAGTGTTCACTATTCATGTATCCATAAAAGTAATTTTTTGTTCTGTAGACATCGGAAATATGTTTGTATTAAAATAATTCCAGAAAGTTTCATCCGCTGGTATTTCTTTTATCACATCAACTTTATCTACTGATACGATTCGATAATCCTGCATTAACACATCCCACACTACTAAGGCGTTGTTCTTAGCTTCGTTGAACTGCTTATTGTGTTTAGGTGGTGAATAGTTTAATACAATACGACCATTGGTAGACTGTAATAAACTATAAGATTTTGTACAAATCATCCTACGAGTTGGTGACTTACCAGGTAAAATAATACGTCTACTAAATCTTAAATCTACTACATTATTTAGTAATAGATTTTCAAGCGTTGATCGTTGAACTATCATTATTTTTTGGTTTGCAAATTCCGAATATTCTATTCTCGTTTAAAAATACACCATTCTTAATATTTCCATGATCTTTAATAGCCATATTCGCTACAGTCATACCTAGGTTGCTAGGAAATAGAACAATATCACCTACTTTTGTATATTTTACTTCTGGACCAACCAGTATAACTTTAGCTTTTCGCCATGCTTTAGTTACTGTGTTTGTAGGTATATAAATACCGTTTCGAATAATTCCATCGCCGTCCGATGTGAGATCGATATATTCAACAAGAATAATATCCTCTAAAATAAATGTTAACTCCAAATCTTCTAACCCGAAATCCCCATCTGAATGCGAAGAAAGGTCAATAAGACTTTTCATTGGTGCTAGTGTATCGATACTTCTTGATGCCATATAGTTATATATTATATTAGTTAAAGAAATCAATGTAATGTTTCAACTCGCGTTGCGAAATCATATTGTTTCTCGCAATAATAGGTATGTCTTTATTTTCCTTTTCTTCTTTTTCTTTTTTCTTCTTTACATAAGAAATCTTCTTATATTGGCAAGTAGGTATTAAATGGTAAAATAGTTTAAACATTTCGTTTTTATCATCTAAGAGTCCTGTAAACCGATTTAATGTTTCGTTAACAAAGACAGCTTGTGTAGCTCCATAAAAAGACAACCACCTATTTATCATAAACGGTGTAAATTGCTGAAGACCATCACTATCGAGGTCTTCAGCAATTGTCTTCTTACTAAAGATTAATTTTCTTAGTAAGTCAAAAAAGTTCATAAGATATCTAATTATAAGCAGATCTTCGTCGTAGCGATTTGAATATCTTTAACTTCATCATTAAAGAATTCAATAACGCCTTCCATAAGATCATTAACAGACTCATCATTTAGTTTAGTACTATAAGCGAACCCTGGAGCCTTTTTACCAGCATTAACATTAATACCAGTATGTCCAATAGCCACCCCATCTTTGGAGTATGTGATTGACACACTAACCTTACCTACATCGCGTTCTGTTTTATCTGAACCAATAAACTTATCATGTACCATAAGATCGTCACCTCTCATTTCAATTGGCTTTCCAATAAAGCGTGAAAGTAAATTAGCAATAACGGTATTAAGATGTCGTTGAAAAGCTACAGCACCCACAGGGCACAAATTAGGAATTTCCCAACAGAAGTTAACAGCGTCATCACTGAAGATGTAGTCTTTTGTTAGTGAGTCTTCAAGATCAATTAAGTTATCACTAACAAACATAGGAGCTCTAAAAGCTACAATATTGCCATAGGGTGATACATTCTTCTTAAAGAAGCGATAAGCAAAGCGAGAGTGAATTAATTCCCCATTATAGATCGGATGTTCAATAATCATA